AAACCCGATTTCCGGCTGACCGAAAGCGGCATCTACATCGAGCATTTCGGGGTGCGGCGCGAAAAGACGCGGGACGGCAGCGAAAGGCTGGTCACGGCGCCCTTCGTGGACCGCGATGAATACCTGGTGGGCATGGACTGGAAGCGGAAGGTCCACGCCGAGCATCAGACGACCCTGATTGAGACCTACAGCTACGAACGACAGGAGGGCCGCCTGCTGAGCAGCCTTGCAGAGAAGCTGGGGCCGCATGTCACCCTGAACCCCCGGCCCGTCGACACCATCTATGACCGGATTGTCGAGCTGAATCAGGTCGATGACTTTTCCAAGTTGCTCGGAACCTTCCTGCGCAAGTTCAAGAGCGGCGGCTACAGCCTAAAGGACTGCGAGATCAAGTCAGACCGGATGAAGCTGGGCAAACGCGCCCGGGCGTTCCTCGACGTCTTCGCGCCGGTCTTCGAGGAGTATCAGAAGCGTCTGGAGGGCCGGATCGACTTCGAGGACATGATCCTGCGCGCCGCACGCTATGCAGAGGACGGCCGCTATGTCAGCCCGTTCCGCCACATCTTGGTCGACGAGTTCCAGGACATCTCGCAAAGCCGCGCAAGGCTGGTCAAGGCACTAAAGGCCCAGCATCCGGATGTGCGCGTTTTTGCTGTGGGTGACGACTGGCAGTCGATCTTCCGCTTCGCCGGATCCGACATCCATCTGATGCGCCACTTCGGGCGGGAGTTCGGCGGCAGCTTCGACGGCGAGACTGGTGTGCACAGAACCGTCGACCTCGGCCGCACCTTCCGTTCGGTGGACCAGATCGCCTTTGCCGCGCGGACATTCGTTCTGCGGAACCCCGCCCAGATCGACAAGAAGATCGTCCCGGCCGGGACCGCGACCGAACCAGCGATGAAGGTCATCACGGTGTCCAAAGGCGAGGATGAGGGGAAACTCAACGAGGTGCTTGCCGCCCTGTCTGCTGCCGCGGCGCTCGGGGCCAAGCCCGCGACGGTTCTGCTCCTCGGCCGCTACCGTTTCAACGAACCGGACATGCCGGGTCTGTGGCGCCGCTTCCCGCGGCTGAAGATCGAATTCAAGACCATCCACGCTTCAAAGGGGCTGGAAGCCGACCACGTCATCCTGCTCAGCGCCGACAGCGGGCGCATGGGATTTCCATCAGAGATCGTCGACGACCCCCTCTTGTCTCTGGTCTCGCCGGAAGAGGAGGCGTTCCAGAACGCAGAGGAGCGGCGCGTCATGTATGTGGCGATGACGCGGGCCCGCCATACCCTGACGATCCTTGCCTCGAACGCCCGTCCTTCGTCCTTCGTGACCGAGCTCCGCAAAGACCCCGCCTACGGAATATCGACAGCCCCCGGAGCTGAACCCGAGGCTCACGTCTGCGGCGAATGCGGCGGGCGATTGCTGGGCGTGACCGGGCAGGATGGCCGCATCTGGTATCGCTGCGAGCATGTGCAGCATTGCGGAAACCTGCTGCCCGCCTGCCCGTCCTGCGGCACGGCCCTGCCACGCCATGCCGAGAGGACGAGCGAGGTTCGATGCGGTTGCGGCGCCAGTTTTGCGACGTGCCCAGACTGCGAAGATGGCTGGCTTGTCGAACGCAGTGGCAGCTTCGGCAAGTTCCTCGGCTGCGTCCGATATCCGACCTGTACCGGGAAGGCAAAGAAGTCGAGCGGTGTACGCACTGCCGATGCAAAGCCGCGGCGCAGAAAGGGTTCCTGAGGCTAGGCCTTCCGAGTAGCAGTCTCTAGCGAGATCCCCCCTGTCCTGTTCCAGGCAGGTACGCCGCCAACCATCGCCCTGCCGCCATCCGTCGCTGCACATACATTCGGTACATTTCTGGTGACGGTGGCTGCTTTCGTTGATGCCGCGCGCTGTTGCAGAAGAGGCAAGCGGCAACAATGTTCTCGGCGGTATTCGCACCACCCTCTGAGCGCGGCAGCAGGTGCTCGGCGGTGCATTGCAAGGCCCTCGGTCGCTTGCCCTTACGACCAGCGGCCAGCAGGGAATAACCATTGGCTGCATCCCACATCGGCAGTCCGCAGTAGTAGCAGCGGCCCTCCTGTGCGAGCATTTTCCGATGACGGATCTTCTTCAGTGCTTTCATGGCACGTATACTCCATTCGACTTCGTGAGAAGCGAATGCGCAGTGCCCCAGTGGGTCGCACTCCCCCCGGCGGGAAGCTCTCTGCTCGCGCGAGGCCCGATGCTTCGTGGCTTCGCAGTCCGGGTAACGAAACCTGCCGCTTGACTGCTGCAGACTTGATCGGCCTTCGGCCCTCTCAATGCGATCAATGATCGCCCTCGCTGTGGAGAGAGTAGTAAGGGGTTTGCCCTGCGTCAACACAGCTTGCGCGGCATCGGCAGTAGCACCTTACCCCGCCACCCTCTCCAGCAGCGCCTTCACATTCCCCACACCCCACCTCCCACCGCGCCGGGTCCGGATCCCCCGCGCGGTCAGCTCGGCGGCGATGGCGCGGAGCGATAGATGGCCTGCGGCGTGGATGTCGGTGAGGACGGGGGCGAGGTCCTGCGCGAAGCGGTCGGCATTGGCGGTGACGGTCGCGCGCAGGGCGGCGCCTCCCCTGCCCGCCCGCCGTAGCGCCGCGGCGCCGTTTGGATTGCCGAGCTTCACCCCTCGGGCCTTGGCAACGGCGAGTGCTTCCTTCGTGCGCCGCGAGATCGCTTCACGCTCGGCCTCGGCCACCAGCGCCATCACGCCTACGGTCAGGTCATTGGCCTCCGGCATGTCGCAGGCGACAAAGCGCACCCCGCTGTCCCGCAGGGCCAGAAGAAAGGCCGCGTTCCGGCTCAGCCGGTCCAGCTTGGCGATCACCAGTGTTGCGCCGGTGACCTTCGCAAGGTGCAGCGCCTTCAGGAGTTCCGGCCGGTCCGCCTTGCGGCCACTTTCAACCTCGGTGAACCGGGCCAGGACCTCAGCGCCGCGCGCGACTGCGAAGTCCTCGATCACCCTGCGCTGCGCTTCCAGGCCAAGCCCCGACTGTCCCTGCCGCGCGGTCGAGACCCGCTCGTAAGCCACCAGACGCATCGCATCCCCCTCCGTACAGACCTGCCTGACGTTCATTTCGCAGTGCTGTACAGCACGATCACACGGGGAGCAGTCAACTGAACTTGCTTAGATATTCGCATCCTCACAGCTGATGACGATGATGCTATCCTCGTCTGGCGGCGGGCCTTCGCCAGCCCCCTGCACCTGTCGCGGACCTCTGATGATGATCCTCTGGATCGTCAACGCTTCCGGCGCCGTCGGCGCGCCTGCGACCACGATGCGGGAGCGCGCCGCCGGGGTCAGTCCCAGTTCCGTCATGTAGCGACCCATCAATTCCATCTGGCGGTTGGAGACGCTGAGCCAGGGAGATTGCTGGATGTAGCCCGACGGCGTCCGGATCAGCAGCGGGGTCTCCTTGAGCTTTTCTTCCGCCTCGACCCAGCGTCCCCAAGCCTGACAATAGGCCGCCAGCACCGCCCGATCGTTCAGCGTGATCACCCCCATGTCGTGAAGAACGTCGACAAGGCGGTCCCATTCTGCGCGCGCCTCTTCGCTCAGGTGCGCCGGACAGTCAGGGAGTTCCTTTGGCGGCACCGGCTCGGCATGGTTCCAGGCCCGCTTGCCACGGTTGCCTTCGGCGCGGCGCCAGGCCGTGGGCTTGCGCGGCGGCCCACTCATGACAGCGATCCGGCAATCGCGTTGAAGACCCGCCGGATCACATAGACCCGGACGACCGAGGCAAAAGTGAACACCGTCGAGACCAGCAGGTTCTCGGGCAGGGTCAGATCCGCCCCGAGCACCGGGAACAGCAGGCGCTGCAGGATCAGCGAGATGACAAAGCCGGTGGCCGTTCCGGCAACAGCCTCGATCAGCGAGAGGCAGCGCGATTGCCGGAGCATCATCGCACCTCCGGCAGGTGGCCTACGGGGCCATGCACGATCAGTCCGGCCTCGCGCTCACGCTCGGCGATGCCGTCGATATAGGCCCGCAGACGGTCACCGGCGCTCTGCCCCTCCACCTGACGGCCGGGGTCAATGCGCAGCTCGCTGCGGGCATCCACCTCCAGCCGCTCCCGCCAGCCGCCTTGCGTCTTCAGGTAGAAGATCATCGCCGTGGTGTCACCGGCCCGCGCCTTGGAGACGAGGCTCTGGGCAATCGCACCCACCGCCTTGGCCTTTCCCCTTTTGTAGCGTTCCAGAACATCGGGCTCGCGTTCAAGGATCCGGAAGAAGGTGGTGCGTCCGATCCCGAAGTAATCGGCGATCTGCTCTGCCGTCAGCACGGCGGCAAGCGTCTCCACCTCATGAACCTGCGCCGGATCGAGCGTGACCTGCGGGCGTGCCATCACTTCGCCTCCCCGTGCCCGCGATCGGCGGAGAGGTCGGCAAAACTGCGCCCGTCATCCGCCCGTGTCGCCACGCCGCCGGTGTAGGCCTGCCAGCGCGCCACCGCGACGTCGACATAGGCCGGGTCGAGCTCCATGGCGTATCCGACCCGTCCAGTGGCCTCGGCCGCGATCAGCGTGGTGCCTGATCCGCAGAATGGCTCATAGACCGCTTGTCCCGGCGCCGAATTGTTCAGGATTGGCCGCCGCATGCATTCGACGGGCTTCTGGGTGCCATGCACGGTCGACGCATCCTGATCGCGCGAGGCAATCGACCAGAGCGTCGTCTGCTTGCGATCCCCCGACCAATGGCCCCTGCCCTTTTGCCGTACCGCATACCAGCAGGGTTCGTGCTGCCAGTGATAGTCGCCCCGGCTCAAGACCAGCCGCTCCTTGGCCCAGACGATCTGGGCGCGAATGTCGAAGCCGCTTGCGATCAGGCTGTCGGCCACCGTGGTCGCATGCAGCGCCCCATGCCAGACATAGGCCACATCGCCGGGAAAGAGCGCCCAGGCCTCGCGCCAATCCGCCCGGTCGTCGTTTTTGACCTTGCCGGTCCGCCGGGTCACCGAGAGCCCGGCCCGATTGCGCCAGTCCGGATCATACTCCACGCCATAGGGCGGATCGGTCACCATCAGATGCGGTCGCACGCCGGCGAGCAACCGCGCCACGTCCGCCGCCGATGTCGCATCGCCGCAGAGGAGCCGGTGGGGCCCAAGGCACCAGAGATCGCCCGGGCGGGAGACCGGCACTGAGGGGGGCTCGGGAACCTCGTCCTCGCGCGCCTCCTGAACCGCACCGGGTTTGCCGGAGGCTCCAACTCTTGAGTAGGATGGAGCATCATGAGCAAGACGACGAACAAGTTTTCCCCTGAAGTGCGTGAACG